GTGGTCGCATTGACGCACGTGTTATGTAAGGCTGACCACCAGTCAGGTTATCCGCCTGTGTTGACAATGCCTGCATAGGCCAATAGTCAATCATCAGGCGTCCGTAATAGAATGCGTTACCATTGATCAGGAACTTCATTCGAAGATTACAACGGATTAACCTGTAGTTGTTGATCCTGTTTGCCACCCTTGGGTTGGCAAAGAAAGTTGACCAGGGATCAAATGTCCAGGAGAATGGAGATACTCCTGGAGTCCAGTTACCAATATTGCCAGTAATTGGTCTCTGGAAGAATTTCGCAAGCGCTAGGTCTGTAGATACAGCACTGCGGATGCTATCGTTGCGTAACGGAGTTGTAACCACCATTTGTGTCCCGTCACCCACAAAGGATAGTGTTTCCTTTTGGCCCACACTGGCCATTGGCTTAGTCATCATTATTTCTGTAGTTTCTGCAATCGGTTCAGCGACGGGAGGGATGATTAGTCCACTCCTGAAGGGGAGTTGCCTCCCATAGGTATATTTAGAGCCCTCCCCAGGGCTTCCTTGAACCTCTAGATCCTCAGGTACTATTGTCTGTGCTATTCCCTGGAACCACTGCAGATAGAACTCATATGACTCGAAAACACCTCCATATAGGTACTTATGCCAGCCGTGTTTCTCAACAATCTTTGAGAACTGTTCACGCCTCAACTCGAACATAACACGCCCAAACAAAAAGTACTCTCTAAGTGCACCCTGCATACTCAACACAGCTTGTTCTTCATCTGATAGGGGACCCTTCATCCTACAAAACAAGCTCTTCATAATAGAAGACTCCTCTATTTGTCCAACATCACGTCCAAGAACGTCACTATATCTCCAGTGCCGCTTAAGAAACGTAATGCTCTCAAACACATCAAAAGGACTGGTTGGTGGCACCTTTTCAGCATTGGTATATGAAATATTGCATTGACCCAACTGCTCATACAGAGTCATAGCATTCATCCAATCTATCTCAGGTGTCACAGATGCAACATTGTCATCACCATAGCCAAGTAAAGACACGTGCCTGTTGAACCTTCCTCTTAGGCCTGTGACCAAAGGATACTTATCTAATTCAGCACGATACCTAAGATCGCATCCTCGCCACAACTTGAGGTTTGGGTACTCAGGCGTGTACTCTACATGATTATACATATCACAGGGCTTCCTATTCACAGCCGTCCTATAGAATGTATATCTGTAAAACAACATGTCAACTATCTGGTTGATTATGACTGTTAGTGGACAGCCACTAGCTAGCATGTTGAATAGTTCAAAGAGATCACCATTCCAATCCATAATGGGTCTAATGATGTCCTCCCTGATAGATCTCATCACCTTGAAATCTTCCTCATCAAAGTTTCCGGATCGCAGTGCTACGAAGAGCAGAATCTTAAAAGCAAGCTGTAACATCATAATCCACAGCTTCTTATCGTAATTCGCATAATCGCCAGCCCATGCTCTATCACGGCCAAACCGAAAGCAATGAAGTCCCATTTCATGCCAATCATCTCCATAGCAATTGGTCCCAATTCCACTCTCAAAAAGCAGCGGATGGTCCATCACAAACTTTGCTAATGACAGATAATATTGTCTCACAAGCATTGTCAAAGGAAAAGAACAAGAACAAAAGATTCGATTCTTCTGTTTGTCCAATTTTGTAGGTTCATCCTTTTGACATGCTCGATACACAACATTGGCACGACGCCCTTCTCTATAGATCTGGAAATTCTTCAATATCCTCTCTTAACTCCTCCTGAAGGACGATTTTATTGGTCTCAGGGCAGCGCTCTAACACTTTATTCTTGGCTTTATTCCATGGGAATCCCATACTGGACTTCATGTTAATGGAATCAACACCCCGTACACCATCTGCTCCGTTCAAACAAGTTTCTAAGTCATACTTGTGAATTGAGGCAAGTGTGTGTGGATTAGCATCTAAGAATGCACCTATTTCATCTTCCAAGTCGCGATACGCAATCTGAAGTGTATGAGCCTCGAAATCATAGAAACCAGTGGTTGGCTCTAGATTCTGATACCAAACAATACCCTTACCAAGCATGGGTGGCTTCCCATACTTACACTCGAAACCAAGTGCTTCTAAGTCCTCTTTGTGTGGGAGATACCTCACTGTAGATTTGGGACGCAGCCGCACATTAGTCGTGCTACCAAAAAGTCTCACAGTAGTTCCTGGTGCCAAATAGTTCGCCGCGCATTTGTTCCGAACTTCATCATAAAATGAAATGGAAACTTTGCCCTTTAAACTTTTCGGGATGTACATTATTTCTTCTGCAACATCCACGCTCTGAACACCAAGGATACTCTTCTGTAAACTCTCTAGAGCAAGACGTATCTCAGACTCAACAAATGCTATTGCTGCACCTTCAGCAAGACCCGTTCGGCCAAGCAAATGCATACCTACAAGCCTCGGCCCTCTGTGTGTCTTAGTCACCATAAGTGCACCACACAGACCTTCAAAGGTTGGTTTTGCTCTCTGGTAACCAGCACACAGATATTCCTTCTGTAGATGTTTCTCGTCACGCGGATCTTTAAAGACACTGTATCTTGAACCAAAAGTCAGATGACTTAGAGTTCCATGTTGGTCACGGTAAATCTCAGTAAGTGCAACAGTTGTGCCATGTGCTTTAGCATCACTCAAGGGTTCTCCGTCGAAGAGTCCTGCTTTCAACCAGTCTTTGCGGGATCCACTACTTGACACCTGTACTATGATCAAGTCTGACTGCCCAACTTGTTTAACAAGTGGCCAGCCGCCTCGTCCAAGACGTACAGGCACATTGTAGCCCACATTCTTAAATCCACAGGTCGTTAGAGTGAACTCCTCTACGAGCTCACCATTCTCAAGAATGCCATGCATAGGTAGCAGCAAATAGTCTGAGCAAAGGAAGAAACCGTTTACTTGTCTAACGCGCCCACTGATAAGCTGTGCTTGAATGCACACTACATCTTTGGACAAACGTTCAACAGCATCAGCCAACGTCATATTCTCAGCTGCAAGACCTTTTGGTGCTGTAGGAAATGGATCACGCACAGCCCATATGTTCTCTCTTTTCTCGGTGTCCTCTTCCGGTTTCCGGATAACTCCACCTTGAATTTTGAGTTCTTTTTCGGCTGTATTTGACGCCTTCATGAGCATCCTACATATCTGCACTAGACCATAAAACGTAGCTCCAGCTCCCAGTATACGAATCACTTGTTTCCTCTTAATCCGCCTCAAGTAGCTAAAAGTGAAATCCTCAACATAGATCTGCATCCCGTCATTGACTCCCAGCATGCAATAGGTAG